ATATATAATATAGTAATAACAGAAAAAATTAGAATAAAAGAGTCAGAGATAAAAGAACTATATGAACAATCAAATGGCGATATAAGATTTATAATAAACACACTTCAATTTGGAATGAGAAAAAGCAAAAAAAATATTCAAAGTTCAAATATATTTGACACCACAAGTAAATTATTAATGATGGATGAGACAATAGAAAATAAATATGAAACATTTTGGTTATCAAACGATTTACATCCATTAATGATACAGGAAAATTATATAAACAATACTTTAAATGCAAGAAATGAAGTAAATAAATTGGAAAATATATCATTTTCAGCAGATGCTTTATCAGATACAGATATATTCGATAAATATGTAAATATGACGAACTGGGAGTTTGAACCGCATGTTGGGTTCAGTACAATTAGAGCAGCATCAAAATGTAATAAGAAAGCAATGATAAAATTTCCACAGATACTCGGTAGAATTTCAACAATGTATAAAAACAAAAGGGAAAAATTAAATTATGAGGATGTTGAATTCTTTAAAAAGGAAAAAACAGCCGTTAAAAAGGTAACAGAACCAAAAGCAAAAAAAATAACGGAACCAAAAACAAAAAAGGAGACAAAGTCAAAAACAAAGAAATAATATATTTAAAAAGTATTTAAAGAAAAATATATTATTTATAAAAACTACTTAAAGCGCTTTAAATTAAAAATTATATTATATTTTTTCTCTCCATTTTAAAGCATTCAAAACCTCCGCATAAGACCATGTCAAATCATATGCTGATATTTGTTTTCCATTATTTTTATCTATTTGTTCATACATATGAAAATCATATGGCTCTATATATTTTTTTATTCGATTTAATATTCCATCACCTTGTAATTTAAATAAATTTACTAAATCTTCTGGCAAATCTTTTAAATTTAAAGCTATTAACCACATATACTTTGTTTCAGTACTCATTGTTTTTCCCTGTTTTAATTGACCAGCAATTCTATACATTATTGAAGCTAATGCTGCTGTACTTAATATCCAAGGATTACCTCCAGCATATATATCACCCGGATATCTACCATATAAAATACCATAATATGACATATCATATTTATTAATTGGATATTCACTACTAAATACCAAATTATAAAAATAAATTGTTGATGCTACTTCATATGATAATGGATCTAAAAAATTGTCTTCGCTATCATAACCATCATTTAAACCAACAATTACAGCTCCATCTACAGGTCTATTATTTGACTCATAAAAATAATAACCATTCCAATGTGTTAAATATATATTTGATTTTATTAAATTGGATATTGTTTTCCAATTTGTCTCATCATCATTATGGCCTAATTTTGCAGCAAATTTAGCACCTAATGAAAGTGCTTTTGCCATCGTTACTCTATTCCAGAAAAAATCTGTATTTGTTATTTCTTCCCATAAATCACATGTATTATCATCATAACCATTTACTATATAATCTAAATTATTTTTTATTAAAGGCCAAGAAATATCTGTCGATATAACTGAATTTATAAGAGCTATGGCTTGTAATCCAGGACCATCATTTTGAGGACGGCACCAAGCACCTGTATAAGCAGTACCAGATGGAATATTATATTTTGGTTCTATTCTTATGTCAATATTATTTGGATCTTGTTTGCTTTGAATATTTTTTAACCATTTTGCGTAATCATTTAAATATTTTGAAGAAAATGTTGGATCAGTATAAAATTGAAGTGTATCCATAGTTAATCCACCATCTCTTGCCCAATGATAAAAATAAGAACCACCAGGAGTATTTAAATCGGGCGCAGCAGCAACTGCTCCTGTTGAATTTATATCTATATTGGCAAGAAAATAATTAAAAAATATATGTATCTCATTCTCCATAAATGGAGTATTAGAATTGAAATTTGGTTTATAATAATTATCTTTATTATATTGATTAGGATATGTACAGTAAGGTGATTTATCATTAGTAGGTTGCCAGCAACAACCCTTATTAATACATTCTTCTTGATTTATTCCTGTATAACCGCAATCTGTTTTTCCATAAGAACTTGCTGTTTCAGGACAAATTAAACCCTTTACTAAGTGGATGATAGAGAGAAACAAAATAAACTTACCCATAAATATAATGAATAAATTATTTTAAGCCATTTATAAAAATATATTAAATTGAACTTAAAGAATGAGGGCTTTCAATGTCTTTAAGTATTCTTAATATATAATATTTCAAATCAACTTAAAGACCAAAAACCCATTTTCACTACAACCATGTAGTATAATGTCTGGAATTTTTCAAAAAGTCATGGAGTGAAAAAAATTTTTTTAATTTGGGAAAAGTTTTTTTGGAATCGAAAAATGGACATTTTTGGAATTTAAAAATGTCCAAAAAAAAAAAGTGTCGATATTTTGCCGACTTTTGTTTTCTTCCTTACCATATTTTAAAATTAAGGTAAGGCGACCAAAAAAATAATTTTCATTTTGTTACGATAATTTTTTTTATAAGAATTTAAAGATTTTTGTCTATGGAAATAATATGGAAATGTCTGGAAATGAAATTAAGCAAAATTCAGCAGAAGATTTTGCTTGCCCAACTTGTAACTATTTTACATGTGATAAAAAACTATTTACAACTCATGTTTTGAATACATGTGGTAAGGAGGAAATAAATGGAAATAATTGCTTAAGCAAAAAATATAAATGTTTAACGTGTGACTATTTTACGGATAGAAAAAGTAATTTAGACAATCATTTTAAAAGTCTTCGTCATCACAAGGAAATAAATGGAAATTTGCTTAAGCAAAAATTAAGCAGTGACCATAATTGTGAAAATTGTGGTAGAGTATATAAAACTAATGCAGGATTATGGAAACATAAAAAAACATGCAATGAAGAAATTTATTGTAAGACCATAACCCAAGTGCAACCTATTCAACAACCAGGCACCCAAATAACTACAGAATTAGTTATGGAATTAATAAAAGATAACAAGGAGATGAAACAAATTATTCTTGAACAACATAACACCATAAACAATCTAGTTAAAAATGGAATTAATAATATTAATACAAATACTAATTGTATGAATAATAATAAAACATTTAATCTTCAGTTTTTCTTAAATGAGACGTGTAAAGATGCTATGAATATTACAGACTTTGTTGAATCTATTAAAGTTCAACTATGCGATATTGAAAACATGGGTGAAGTAGGATATATTGAAGGTATTTCAAATATTATTACTTCAAACTTGAAGGCACTAGATGTGACAGAAAGACCGGTTCATTGTACAGACAAAAAGAGGGAAACTATTTACATAAAAGATGACAATAAATGGGAAAAAGAGGATGATAACAAGTCTCGACTACGAAAAGCTATTAAGAAAATAGCATCAAAAAATCACAAATTACTTCCTGCATATAGAGAGAAATATCCTGGGTGTCAATATGCTGAGTCTAAACATGCTGATAAATATAATAAGATGGTTATAGAAGTTTTAGGTGGTGAAGGAGATAATGATGCTGAAAAGGAAGACAAAATAATTAGAAATATATCCAAAGTAGCTACCATCAAAAAAGATTAAATAATAAATTGAATATTTATTTTATTATTTATTTTGTTCAATAAATTGTTTATGTTTATTACTTCTATAGTGTTCTGATTTACCAGAACATCTTACCACTGAACCACATTCACAAGTAAATGTTTCTTTTTGTTTTTGTAATATTTTTTCTTTATTTTTTTGATACCATTCTTCCTTATAATTTTTTATTTTTTCTTCATTATTTTCTTTATACTCTTTTACTTTTGCCTTTATTTCTTCTTTATGTTCTTCGTAATATTTATGTGTTTGTTCTTTAATTTCTTCTTTATGATTTTCATTATATATTTTCTTAAATTCTTTAATTTTTTCTGAATTTTTCTCTCTATATTCTTTTTGTTTTTGACGTAAAATTTCGTTCTTATCTTCTTCCGTAATCTGTTGTTCTGGCTCATTTATTATCCCACAAAGTTTATTTTGATAATCAATGTGAATTTTAGATTGCAGATGTCTATGTTTATTTCCAAATGTATATTGGTTGCCACATTCACAATTAATTATTTGTGACTTTTGTTCTTTTAATTTTTCTTTATTTGCTTCACGCCATTCTTTTTGTGCTTTTGATGCTTCCTCTTTATGTGCTTCTCTATATTCCTTTTTCTGTTCAGATAATTTTTCTTTATTTTTCTCTCTATATTCTTTTTGTTTTTCAGCAATTTGTTCCTTATTTTCTTCCGCGTATTGTTTTTGGTATTCAAGCTTCTTTTCTTTATTTTCTTCATAATTTTGTTTTGCTTTTTCTAAAATCTTTTCTTTATTATCTTCATACCAATCTTGTTTATAAATTTGTGGTTGTTCTTTACATTTCGCATACGGTTTATTTACATTTAGCTTTGCTCCTAATTTTAAAATCCAATTATGTTCTATAGATTCAGCTTCTCTCTTGTTTTTACAATTATGTTTTTCAAGTTCAATCATTAACCAATTTTCCCAACCACCATTTTCTCTAATAAAATTATAAACGTAGCGATTATAATTAATATTGTTTTCATTACAACAATTAGTTTTATGTGTATTTTTTCTTTGTGTGAAATTTTTTGTATGACCGATATAAATGTCAGTTATTTGTGGGTCTTTACAGCAAAGTTTATAAATAATAATTTCATATAAATCCGTTTGATTATCATCCATTATACTATATTATAACTAAGTTTCTTTAAATATTTATTTTTATTTATTTTTATTTATTTTTATTCAATTTTATATTAAAATCAAAAATCTTCTGTAAGATTAAATGCTTCATCAGCGTTAGATTTATTTGCTAAAGCATAATCAGAGACGATACGCTCAAAGAAATTTGTTTTCCCTTCTAAACTAATTAGATTCATAAAATCAAAAGGGTTACTTACATTATAAATCTTTTTGTAACCAAGTTGAACTGCTAATCTGTCAGCAACGAATTTAATATATTGTGTCATTAAATCAGAATTCATTCCAATTAATTTACATGGTAATGCCTCACAAATAAATTCAGTTTCAATTTCAACAGCTTCTTTAATGATTTCATGAATACGAGCCTTATCAATCTTCTTTTGAAGTTTACTATATAAAAGAATAGCAAATTCACAATGAAGTGCCTCATCACGTGAAATTAATTCATTAGAAAATGTAAGACCTGGCATTAATCCACGTTTCTTTAACCAATAGATACTACAAAATGCGCCACTAAAAAAAATTCCCTCTACACAAGCGAAAGCAACTAATCTAGTCGCAAAACTGCTTCTATTATCGTGAATCCATTTTTGAGCCCAATCAGACTTCTTTTTAATACATGGATAATTAGAAATAGCATTAAAAAGCTTATCTTTTTGCTCTTTATTTTTTATGTATGTTTCAATTAAGAGACTATAAGTTTCAGAATGAATATTTTCCATTGCAATTTGAAATCCGTAAAAGGCTCTTGCCTCAGCTAGTTGAACATCATTCATGAAACGCATAGCTAAATTCTCCAAAACAATTCCGTCACTAGCCGCAAAAAACGCCAATATCATAGAAACAAAATATTTTTCCTCAGCATTTAAGCTTTCCCAATGAACAATATCCTTTGTTAAATCAATTTCTTCTGCTCTCCAAAAACAATCAACTTGTTTCTTATACATTTTCCATATGTCATCACATTTAATAGGAAACATAACGAAACGATTATCGTCTGGGGCTAATAGTAGTTCTGTTGAATTTTTTGACATCCTAAATAATATATAATAAAGATTTTAAATTTTTTTCATAAATATTAAAATAATTGTTTATTTTAAGAATGGATATTATTCCTTATGAGTCAAGAATTATTATACCACTAAGAGAAAGTGATGAACAATTTATTGAAATTCAAAATTTAATTGATGCAAAAAGAAAATTTTTGATTGATAAACAAAAAAAATTAAGATTTATTGCAAGACAAAATCGTTTTTTAGAAGCTGTTAAAAATGATTATAAAAAATATAATGATTATTTAACTCAACAAAAGAGAGATCAAATTAGAGCTCTAGAAGCTTTGGATGAATATATAAAAGATTTGACTATTTCAGGAAAATTAACAAAACATAATATTGAAGACGCAAAGGTAGAGCAAGCAAAAATATTAAGAGAAGTAAAATCAATTAAGGAAAATTTAGATTCAATTATAAATAATGTTGATGATGTACAAATTTCTTTAAATAAAAAGAAATATAATTCACTTTAAATATCATATAAATTAAATTTTATATTAGTTTAATATATATGTCGACATCAAATGATTTTATAACACAGTTTGAAGCTAGTATGTCAAAACTTGCTAACATAAGAAGAGCAATACAAGCAAATATACAGATGAAGGAACAATTTTCAAATAATATTAAAGATAGCTTAACTCAAATAAATAGTAGCTTAAAAGATTTAGCAGGAAAAATAAGTGCGTTAAAACAAACCGCAGATGATTTACAATTACAAGTAAATAATAATACTACATCAATAGGAGATAAGGAGAATGAGTTAAGTCAATTGAAAGCTCAAATACAACAAATGCAAAGCGATCGTGATGCTGCTATTAGTAAACTTAATGATGATAAACAACAATTAGTAGATCAATTAAATCAAAAACAAAGTCAAATTGATCAATTGGAAGCTCAATTAAGAGATTTAACTAGCATAAGAGATAATTTAATTGCTGAGAGAGATGCTCTAAAGAATGAAATTCAAGGAAAGGGTGATCAAGCTCAACAGCATGCTGACGCTATTCAAAAATTAACTCAAGAAGCACAACAAAGAGAAGCTGATTTAAATAATAAAATCAACGATTGCGACGCTAAGATTCAACAATATGAACAACAAATTAAGGATAAAGACGCAGAAATTGCTAAAATAAATGCTGATCATCAAAATACACAAGGAGTTGCTCAAAATGCTGCTCAAGATTTACAAAATCAAATAGATAAATTGACACAAGAAAATCAATCATTAATACAAAGAATAGTTCAGGCAACTCAAGCTATAAATGAAGCAGCAGATGAATTAAACTCAATTGCTCAAGCAGTTCCTAATGCTCAAACACAACAAGAAGTTAGTCAATTACTAACACAAATTGAACAATCCTTAGAAAATATTGGTCGTGCTATTCAAGGACAAACAGCAGCAGCTCCACCACAACAAAATATAAATCCAAATTCTCCAATTGAAATTGTCGACTTAAGTTCTGGACAAAAAGTAAATGTACCATTTAATGTTATTAGAGAAATGCTTGTAAATAAAGCTAAACAGTTTCCATCAGGACAAAATAATAAATATGCAAATGCCCTTAGAGATTTGCGCAATATAACAGATATAAATGATGTTATGGGTATATTGGATAAAAATGCAATTGAATTCAAAAATAATAAAATAATGGGCGGTCGTAAAACAAAAAAGGTTAGAAAGCAAAAAGGTGGTTTTACTTATAAATCAACATCTCGACGAAGAAGTATCTTATCAACACCTAAATCAAGCAGACGTACATCAAGAAAAAGTTCTAGATAATACGTTAATATTATATTTACCTACTAATTAAATATAATAATTAATCTTTTTTTTTTAAATATTATATATATAATGAAACTTAATTCATCTGTAACTAAATTTTTAACCAATAAGTGGGTTTTAAATATTGTTGCTCTTTTGGCACTATTTAATGTAATTGGATATGCTGTAACCGGAAATAATGATGCTGTTTTATATTTTATAATAATAGCTGTTTTAGCAACATTCTTTAGTAAAAATATGATTATAGTTTTAGGTATTCCTTTAATCGTTGTCAACTTATTATCACTTAAGATGATTAGAATTGAAGGAATGGAAAATAATACTAGTAATACTACAGAAAGTAGTAAAACTGATAGCAATAAAACTGAGACTACTGATAAAATAAGTCAAGATCAAACAAAAATAAATGAATTAGTAAAGAAAAATTCTGATACTAAATCAAGTCAAGGTCTTCAAATGCATAATATAGACACAGAAGTTCATGATAAAGCAGACAATGCTGCTCAATCAACTGGTGGAAGTCAAGAAGGTAAATCAGGTTTTGAAGTTGGACGTCGTAAAAATAGAGGTTATGAAATCGACTATGCTACAACAATCGAAGATGCTTATGATGAATTAAATAATATATTAGGAAGCGATGGAATACAACGTTTAACTTCTGATACTCAAAATTTAATGAAGCAACAAATGCAATTAGCTGAAGCAATGAAAGATATGGGACCTGTAATTAAATCTATTGCTCCTATGGTTGAAAACTTAAAAGGTATGGTCGGTGATATGGGTGATGGAAAAAATGGATTAGGAAGTATTCTTGATTTAGCTAAAAAATTTTCTAGTCAAGCAGCTCCTGTATAATAATATAACTATTTTAATATTATATATTATATAATATGAAAAAATGTCCACCAGGTGTTATTTGTATTGAAAATTATTCAATGTTTTTTATAATTATTTGTATATTAATTTTAGTATATCTTTTTTATACAACTTTAATTAAGCAAAATGTAATTGTTAATAATTCTTCTACTGAGAAAATAGTAATTAAAGACACAACTAAAGAAAATACAGGATTAGGAAATTGGTTTGGCGGTTGGATTCCAAGTTGGCCTTATACAAATTTACCAAGTGATCCTTTATTAAATCCATATGCACCTCCACTTCGTGATGAAAGATATTTTGTTCCAGGAATTCAACCTTATGGAAGGGCTGTTCCTCCTGGTATTGTGCCAATAAATGTATCCACAAATATTGGAGCTGTTGATACTCAATATAGACAATTGGGTATTTTAACTGCTTCAAATACAAAAGGAAAAATTATTCCTCTAATGGGAAGACCATTATTTGTTAACCGAGATAAATGGCAATATTATACTAATAGTGATCAGTTAAATAGTATGAGATTACCAGTTTCACGAAACGGTAAAAGCTGTACAAATGAATATGGTTGTGATAAGTTATTTAATGGAGATACAGTATATGTTGAAGGTATTAATGAACCTTATAGAGTTACTTTATATGATAATGATACCATTAAATATTTGCCATTTATTTAAAATTTTTATAAAGTATTTTTTATTAATAATACAATTAAATATAAAATTATTACATCAATTAAAAACATTACTATAAAATGAATTATTTTATTTTGAGCTAAATTATTAAGTTTATTTTCTGGATGTGTTTTATTCCAGTCATTTTCAAATTCTTTTAGAATATCATAGACAAAAAAACCAGCCACAATAAGTAGTGCGGTCCTTAAAGAATATAAAAAAATTTTTTTATGAGTAAGATTAGTAATCATATTTTATATAATATATGTATATATTTATTATATAAATTAGTTTTTTTTAGTTTTATTTTTATTTGTTAACCTAAAACGTCTTGTACGTTTAAATTTCGATCCACCTTTAGATGCTCCCATAGTTTCGGCAGCATTTTTTACTGCATTAAAACCATTTTGTGGATTTTCACCAAATTTTGATGATAAAATATTCTCCGATACTTTTTCTGATACACTATCAGTTATATAATCAACCACTTGAGTGAGGGATTGAATTAATTCTTGTTTATCTGGTATGGCTGTCATATCTCCTGTTGTTTGCTCACTAACGTCTTGAGATGGAATATTATTATCTTCAACTAGTTGTTCAGTTGTGTCTTCAACTGGTTGTTCAGTTGTGTCTTCAACTGGTTGTTCAGTTGTGTCTTCAACTGGTTGTTCAGTTGTGTCTTCAACTGGTTGTTCAGTTGTGTCTTCAACTGGTTGTTCAGTTGTGTCTTCAATTGGTTGTTCAGTTATGTCTTCAACTGGTTGTTCAGTTGTATCCTCAACTGGTTGTTCAGTTATGTCTTCAACTGGTTGTTCAGTTATGTCTTCAACTGGTTGTTCAGTTGTATCCTCAACTGGTTGTTCAGTTGTATCTTCAACAGGTTTTTCAGTTGTATCCTCAACTGGTTGTTCAGTTGTATCTTCAACAGGTTTTTCAACAGATTGATCAATAGTTTCATCAATCGGTTTATCTACAGTATCTTTAGCTGTTTCATTAGTTATATCTTCAATAGGTTGTTCGCTAATGTTCTCTGTTGTTTTGTCTACTTCATCTGTAATAGGTTGATCTGTCAATTGGTCAGCATTATTAATATCGGGTTTATCAGTTATTTGTTCTACAGATTCATCAACCGGTAAATTTAACGGTTGATCATCAGTAGTTACAATTTGTGATTTATCAGTTTGTTTTTCTGGAAAAGATTCCATTTTATCGTTTGTATCCAAATCATTTTTAAAGTCGGTATCCACATTTGATGTATTATTTTCATCAATTTTAGGGGTATCTTCACCACCACGATATTTTTTATAGTTAAAACGTTTTAAAGTTTTTCTAGCTAAATTTAATTTTTTTTTATTTCTAAATGTTCTTCTTTTATTGGAACGTTTATTTCTTTTAGGTTTTTTTAAAGTCTGTCGCTTCTTATTGTATAATTTAGATATTTTACCTTTAGTTAATTTCATTC